TTTGTCAAAAAAACACCGTATCTTTAGGGGTAATTAAAAGGAGAAAAATCATGGCTTACATGAATCAAGAAAAGAAAAAAAGATTGGCGCCCAAAATCAAAGAGATTTTGAAGAGACATGGTGTCAAAGGCACTCTCAGTGTTAGTAACTATTCAACTCTTAATCTTAACATTACAGAAGGTCCTATTGAATTTACCTTTACTAATAGTAGAGGTGAAGTGATTAGGAATTCTGTCAATGAGTATTGGTATCACGAAAGTTATGCCGATAACCCAAAGGCTCTTGCCTTTTTAAGTGAAGTCATCCCAGCGATGAATGAAGGTAACCATGATAACTCAGATATCATGACAGATTATTTTGATGTCGGTTGGTATATCTCTGTTAACATTGGAAGATGGGATAAAGAATATATTCAAAGGAGATATGTGTAATGAATAAAAATATTGGACAATCAGTGACTACAAAAGAGATTCTAGAATACCTTGAGTTAGCTCAAAGTGAATTAACTGATGCTTACAACACAGCGCCTGATACGGCAGAGACAAGTGATTCTTTATATTTCATAAATACGGCTCAAGAGTTACTCGATGAGTTACAGACTAGGATTGAGCAAGAGGGTAAATTTCTTGCTCATCCAGGTTCTGTGAATGATGGCGAAGGTAGATTAAAAGGAAATAACTAATGGAATCATATTACATCAATGGAATACAAGTTCATGGAGAAATCCAATGGACTAGAATTGGAGAGTCAGTTGACATGGAGAATGACTATGAGATGGCTATGGTTTATGGAATGGATGCTTCTGGCCGTGGGTATTGTGCCGTAGGATACATTGAAGACGGTCTCATAGATGACATCGTTGATGAAACTTTTGAAATACTTTAAAAAAGTGCTTGCTTTTTATTGCTATTATTAGTAGCTTTAACTGTAAATTTTAAGAATAAAACATAAGGATAATAAATGACTTACTTATATGAATACCAAGTTCAAGGAGACACCGTTAGAGTAGAGTATTGCTTTAGTGCGGTTTCCGAATCAATCAAGGTCGTTGACATGTGGGTTAACGGTAAGTTCCATAGGGTTAATTGGATGTCTCATGAGGGTAGGGATAAGCTCATGGCTAGACTAGAGCAAGATATGGAAGATAGGATGTGCGGTACTTTAGATGATGTTACCGTTGGAACTGAAATTGATTTAGAAAGAGATATGCCTGGTTTTGAAGGCACTTGGGAGACACTAAATGCTATGATGGAGAATGGAATGGAGGAGGTGCCAAATGCTTAGAGAACAAACATTTACCAGGTCCGACCTAATAGGATATTCAACTGATTCAGGTTCTGTTATTGATACCACCTTACATAATGTGATGGAGATGCTAGGATTCTTTCCAAGAGGTCCCGAAGTTACTGCACCTTTGTGTGTTGGGTTTCAAGAAGAAACAGATGGCATTCACATTCAGACCATATACAATGAGGATACGGGTCAGGTCTATTGGGAGAATGGATTGAATGAATGGACGGATGCTGATGAAACATTGATTGAGAATCTATTGATGTGGGGTGAGTTAAACTAATGGAGATAAATGGTGAACCAATAAACATATTATCTCAAGCAGATTGGCTTTTTATGCAAGAGACGCTTCGTATATATAAAGAGCGCGGATATGCTTTAGCGCTCTCTCATTCTCGTAGTTTACTAACCGATGGTAAGATTTCCTTTCTTACTCACGAGAAAATCTCTAAATCTCTCTCATCCTTTGAGATGATGACCACCAAACAAAGAAAGATTTTACTTGACATTAAAGATAAAAATTCGTATATTAACTGAAATAAAACATGAGGTATAAAATGAATAACCCAATAGACATGAATCAATTTATGTTAAATGAAGATGATGAAATGATGATGGAAAGTATGAACAAAAGATGTAGTCCTGACGAAGACATCAAACCAAGTGTTAACCTTGATCTAATGGATGAGGCAACACTAGAAGATAACATTACGGCTGTAGGTGATTATAATGATTATGATGGTAGGGAAACCATTGATAGTTTAGATGACTTAGGTATGGATATTTATTAGGATTAATATTTATGAATATGGATGTATCCAACGAAGAACTGAAAGAACTACTGAATAAGTTTTTAAAGCGTTTAGATAACATGGACAAAGATAGAGACACTATGATTGAAAAGTTAAAGTCTCTATCTTCTGCTATAAAGACCCTAAACCTTGATTTAGATGAAATGTGGAAAGCACTAGGCGGAGATGTATCCATTACATTTGATACCGAAGCAGAAACAGTTTACGATGATGGTTTGGATGAACAAGATATAAAAAAGCTTAGTGGATTAATTGAGAATAACAAAAATAAATTTACTGATGATGAATACTTATCTTTAATCAGTTCAATAGTAGGGGAAGCATGACATGGATATTAACATGGAAGAGTTGCTAGAATTATTAAATCTAGCTCTAGAAACAGGCGATTTTTCATATGTGCAGGAAGCAATTGATTTAATAAAACAATCTGAGTATTAAATTACATAATGGTTACAACAATTTTAAGTATAATATTTGGTATATTAACAATATTCTTTGGAACACTAGTTTATTATAGCTTAAAACGAATAAATAGGTACGAAGAAATTATACTACAAATAAGCGATAAAACTGATTTTATAAACTCTCAACTTAAAGTAATAGATGATAAAGGAACATTTGAAGCCGATGATGAGGTTGGTTTTTTCTTTAAAGAACTAAGACAACTCGGTGAAATACTTAATAATTTATTTGAAGAAGAGGTTGAAAATGCCAGCGAAGAGAAGGAAGAAAAAGAGTAAGATATATTTTGGTACGCCTGTACATGACGCTATAGTTGAATACAATAGATCCGAAGATATAAAATTTAGACACAAGATATATACTGATGAAATACATCCAGCATTTCTAAAGTTAGCAGAGAACATAATCAATACATTTAAGTTTAGTTATTTTGATTATGGGTTTAGGGATTTACAAGAAGAAGTAGTATCCAATCTTGTTATGAATATGCATAAGTTTGATGAGACTCGTGGATCTAAAGCATTTAGTTACTTTAGTATTATTGCTAAGAACTATCTGATATTAAATAACAATGCTAATTATAAGAAAATGAAGTCTCATGATGACATATCCATTATGAATGGTTATGGTGTAGAGGATGAAAAAATAAAAGGCTCTAAGACAACAGAGATATTTGAAAAGACCGTTGAGTATCTTGATGAAAGATTAGATATATTATTTCCTAAACCAAAAGATAGACATGTAGCAGAATCAATATTATATTTATGTCAAAATAAAGATTCTATTGATAACTTTAATAAAAAAGCCCTATACATCATGATACGAGAGATGACAGATGTACAGACATCTAAAATAACTCAAGTTTCCAATGTATTTCGTAAAATTTACCCTAAAATACATGAAGAAATGTTAAGTAAGGGTCATATCAACAACCTACACATAACTGGCTCTATATAACTTTCCAATTATCCTATATTTATTATTAGGATACTATAATGGAAAAAGACTTTAAAATATTCGGTGATAAAAACTTCTCTGATCTTTCCCAAGAGATATACGAGAATTCCAAGCTTAAAAAGACTCAGATTGAATTATTAGTTCAAGAGGTTCATGGTTACATACAAGGTATAGAAGATATTGCTGTTGTGGGTCCTATACTAAAAGAACTTCTTGATGTTGGTGTTAAGAATGACGACAACCTTTTAAAACTAGCTACTGTATTTCAAAGAATTATGGCTAAAGCTGGAACTGATGAATCTGATGTTGCTTTATTATCTGATGACGAAAAACAACAATTATTAGATTCATTAGAAGATGCTGCTACAGAAATACAGAAAAAATCAGATGAGACTTCTATAGAGGAAATAAGAGAAAAGTATAGGAGTGCTTAGATATGGCATTTGGTGATATAAGAGATAATATCACACCTGGTGAATCTTTTACTTTTCAGTTAGGTCATGTTGAAAGAGTTTTTGCTTCTGAGAGTGATTATCAATCTTTAAAAACATCAAGATCAGGAACAAGTGTAATACAATTTACACCAGATGGTAGTAATTCAAATCACAAATCTATTCAAACTGCTAGACCTTTATTAAGAGGTATATCCGATTCTGTTACTAGAGGTGATTTAATAATGTTTTGTACAATAGTTGATAGAACATTTTATTTAGGTCCTATAAATACAAGAAATAATCCATCTAATTCATCAGATCACTTACATGAAGAAAGCAGTGGATTATTGTCTTTTGCTGTTGATAAAGCTGATAGACCTGATGGGTATAATGTTAATGTACCTGACGTATCGGTGCCTAAATTAGCAAAACCAAGATATAACGTATTAGATTTTCCTGGTCAATTAGATCAAATAAATCCTACAAGTGATGAATACTTAAATTCTAATTTTACGGATTTGATGCTAGAGGGTAGATACGGAAATGCTATTCGTATTGGTGCTAGAAATCAATTCCCTCAATTAATTATTTCAAATAATAATACACGAAACATGGAAACATTAGATGGTGGTGGTTCTATATTTGCTATGACATCTTTAGGAAAGATAGAAGATAACTTTCCGTTAGACAGAGGG